GTCATTTAGTAACTACTTAGTACCAGATGACGAGGCAGAAATAGATATATTAAATGTATCAATCAATAATACACCATTAAACGAGGACGATGATGTTGAACGTATATTAATGGGTGCAATTGAAAGCAAATATGGTAGATTCTTATATGACAATGCTTATCAACAATACAGCTCATCCATAGATATTAATTTTGATGACGAGGCATAATTAATAAATCATCCTAAATTTCATATCCGAGGTAATACAAATATATGTCGTATGTTTACATCAATAAAATATATAAACATGATAAACAAAAACGAATTGAAACCCAATTATTCCTTGTTCGGGGGTAAAGGTAATGTATGGAACAACACAGCTCACATTTACAAAAATGGAACAGGTAACTTGTGTGGCACACCAGCACTTAGTACAAACCACGTCAGAATCGAAGGTGTCGAGGTTGCAGGTTGTCAAGAATGTTGTAAGTTATATAAAGAATTAGAAGATGAAGGTCCACAATTTGATGGGGCAGGATTCAGCATTGAAGATAGAATGCAGGGTTGGGGTGATTATATGACTAGTGTAGACCAAGATAATCAAAGATATGAAGATTCTCACCACTGTGATGGTTTGGATTGTAATTGTTCAATTTAAATAAATTAAAAAATATAACCATGACTGTTAAAGAATTAATCGAGCAACTACAACAAGTCGAAAACCAAGACATAAACGTTGTAATTAAAGGTACAGACCCAACAGATTGGACCTACTACAATGACATTGAATCAACATCATTTGAACAACACACAGTTGAAGATGAAGAAGGCATCACCATACTCGATGATAGTGATGTTGAAGACTATGATAAAGATGAAACCAAACCATTGTTCATTATTGATGCAGGGTCATTCTAATAACACAAACATATGTACTCATTAGATTGTAAATACTACACTGTCGAATTTAACACCATCGATGAATTAATCGAAGCAGTAATGATTAACGGAATGGACCCTAACTATGAAATATTACATAACGGGAACCCAACAAATGAATATTTAATTGATCTAATACAGCCATAAAAATAAATAATATGAAACTAGAAACATTAGAAATCGGAACCAAATTGACTGTAATCAAAGATATGTATTACATAGTCGAAGGCGATTCACTTGAAGGTGAATTCCTAACCAAAGAAGAACTATTCGATCAAATATCACATTTATTAGTGGTTGATGATGTATGGGAGGTAATAGAGGACGATGGCGAGAAATGGTTACACTGTCTATCAGGTAAAATGGAAGACGAAATCAACGATGGTTGGTTTGATGCCGATGACATGCTTGAAAAAGACGTATTCGAAATTATTGAATAAATAACTCATGATACAAACCATCAAAATACATGGACAAGAGTTCATATCAATCCAAAATTGGATATTGTATAATGGTGTGTGGGTGGAACGTCAAATCTTTTTTGACTATGAATTAGACATGGGGTGGTGGATGGATGAATATAGAGATTATGTCAGTGACAAGTAATCGGGTGTGAAAAATGTAGATCAGCAACATAGGTAAAAATCAAAACATTACCATAACGTAGATCAAAGACATAGATTAACCAATAAGTAAAACATAACCAATACCAATAGTGTGGCTCTAACGTTGTTAGGGCCATCACTGTCTATAGCATGTCACCATATAAACGGGAATAGGTATGTGTTTAAATCGCAAGTAAATAATGAATAAACGCAAGTATAGTGGTGTGGGGTGGATGGGAATAGGAATAAAACGTGGGTGTAACGGGTGACAAGCGGGGGTATAAGTGGGTATGAAATAGATATGATGTGACTATGAGTGTAAATGGTATGTGACAGGTAAGGTGATGACATGTTGTGGTAAGATTACATGGGTCTAATTCCTGTGCAGCGCCCCACCCCCTCCCTTTCCCGTTTTCAAAAGTATATACTTAACAAAACAAAAACATACCTGTAAATGGTTAAAAACTAACACGTTACAAAGTTAGGTCCACACCTATTTACCCTGGATATAACAAAACAAAACACAAATGATAAATAATTAAGGAAAATCCTTGTATTTTTAACCTAGGTTTTTAAAAAAAAGAGTGTATATTAGGGTCGACTGTTTAATTAGAGTGGGGGATTAAAATATCCCCGGTTTTTATCCGAGGTAAACAAATAATACGTTGTATGTTTATATTATGAAAAAGGATATAATTAAGGATATAAATAAAAAACCTAAACACATTATCCTAGATAATCAAATAATAAAACGTATGTTTATATCATAAAATTAATAAAATAAAAAATAAAGGTTATGTCAAAGAAAAACACCCCCAACACAGAGGTACAAAACAACGAGGTTGTAGTTACCAAGACAGTTAACGTAGTAACAACTACTATCAAACATCCGGGTCGTCCCATCAACCCTGATTCACCACGTCAACAAAGACTACGTGAAATGGAGGAACGCAGATTAAATGGTTCCGATGTTAAACGTGGTCGTCCAGTTAATCCCGACAGTGTACGTCAACATAGGTTGGCTACAATGAACACAGGTGTATTAGGTCGTCCCGTCAACCCAGACAGTGCTCGTCAACAAAGATTAGCATTAAAAGGAACATTGCCATTAGGACGTCCTAAAAAGGTTAATGTTGATGTTGAAGCCGAGGTTAGTGAGGATTAATTAGTTTAGTTTAGTTGAATTAGGGTACCGGTTAACACCGGTGCCCTTTTTTTATCTACATTAGGTATCCTAGGTGCACGGATTCCTATCGTGTAACCTTTGATCTAAAGAAATCCTAAAAGTCGCGCGGATACCGCCAACAGGAATCCTAGCGTGCTCCCCCGCGCGCGGATTTCCATCGCAGGACGTTGCGTAGAGGAACGGAATTAGATGTATGTATGGCACCAAAACAACTCTTTACCCATCGACAAAGTATATACCTATATCTAAACGCAAGTTTAACGCATTTTTCTCGCGCATTTTTTTAGCGCGCAAGTTTGGTATAGCCCTTTTTGCGCATTTTTTCGCGGGGGTGAACTTTTTTTCTCCCACGATTTTTTTGCCACGAGGAAAGTATATACAAACTTTTTGTCACTCAAACGAGTTTTCCGTATATTATTTTAATATGATCCAGTACATTAACCCGGAGGCATTGTCAAACCCAGAGTTTGAAACTATGGTTTTAAGAACTATGAACGATGGTTCCAGTAATTTCACCGGAATTACGCATTTTACGCGCGTAAAATCAATTAAAATGGGTGATGAATGGGATGATGTGATTTATCTAAGAAAACGCACTATATACGATCCTGAAACTTCTATAAAAAACAGGGATGGCGGCCATGTGTATGTGTTGACTAACCCCTCGTGGCCTGGGATTGTGAAAATTGGTTTTACCACATCCGATGTTTATCAAAGGTTAAGTGAAATTAACAACGCGGGTGCTGTTGTTGATTGGGAATTGGAATATTATTTCACGTGTGGACGACCTTATGATTTGGAACAATCTATTCACCGGCATTTGGAATATTGTAGGTCTCGTATTAACCGGGAATTTTTTGAAATTACCGTTGACAATGCAAAAACGTTGGTGGAAAATTTTGGTCAATATTATGGACCACTAAAGTAGATATATTCGTATATACGTAGGGGAGGTGGGTGCGGGGGTGCGGCATGCATATATGTCTATCCCTAGGGTTTTTTGATTTTGTTATATTTATTATCAAAATATTTTAGGGAAAATGCTAGCTACTCTTTTACAAACTGTTGCCGACTATGGCGTATTTAATGTTTTGACTCAATACGGTGTACTTGGTATAACAACTTTAGGTTTAGCGGCCGCCGTTTGGTATTTGTTGAAACGACAGTTGGCTAGTGAGGAACGTTTGAAAGAAAAAGTTGATACCCTTCAAAAAGAAATGAATGAGTACATTCGTGAGGATCAACACAAACTAATGGAAATTATTGAAAACAATACCGAGGCAATGAGGGAGTTACGAGATATTATTCTTACAAAAAGTATAACATCTTCTCGTCGGAAATTGTAAATGAAACGCTCTCAAACTTATTCTTTAATTTTTATATTTTTTATAATTATATTGCTAATTAATATATTAGCTCTAAGTTCACACCACGTTGTTGTTGAGGAAAAGTGTGTTGAACTCGAAATTCAAAATGATAGCCTCCAGCTTACCCTAGACACAATAATGGCTAAGTAAATCCTCGCCATATTTATATATATGGATATAGATAGAATTTTTGGTTTATTTATACTGCCACCATCTGAGAGGAAGGAGGAAAATCCTGATGCCTCTGTTTTGGATATATATAGTCACCCTGCATTTAAAATTGGAATGTTTAAAAAATGGATTGTGAATATTCCTAATGCTATAAAATTTGCTTTACCCGATACTAAGAAAAATGCGGGTATTAAGGATTTGGAGGATTATAAAATGGCTGTGAGAAATCAGATTTTTAGAAAAGCCTTTGAGTTTTTAGAAGAGGTTGATTTTGAAACCCATAAAGACGTTATTAAAAATAATTTGGACCCGTTATTTAAAAAATCATTAGAACAAAGTATGAATCACTTTATTGAATGTGAGGAGTACGAAAAATGCGCAGTAATAAAAAAATTCCAAGACCTATATTAAAAAGACTTGATTCTTTGCTTTCTCTGTTGTATATTATGGCTACGGGTTAAGAGCCATAAGTGAATAGGGAATGAAAGGGGATAGGGTACCGGGGGGTGCGAAAAATAGAAAATTTATAAATTATATGAGACATAGAGACTTAATTGAAAGAAAAATGGATGTTGCCCTGGGTAGTATCCAAAGGTTAAAATTTATTGTAAATAGGCAAGAACCTGTTGAAACGTATGTTCAAATTTTGGAACAACTTCAAGAGCAACTTGAGGAAATACAATCTATCGTTAGAAGAGAACAAATGGATCCTCAAGAAGGATTTGGCCTTTATTAAACCTGTTATTATATTATAGTTATGTTAACCGCTGAACAAATTCAAGAAAACTGGGACTCATTACTTGGTGTTATTAAGGATGAGATTTCTGGGGAAAGAGGAGAAAAATTATTAGACCTTTATATCCAATATTCTGAACGACTTATTTTGATGCCTGCATCATACAAAAAAGAATACCACAACGCATTCCCAGGCGGATATATTGATCATGTTTTTAGAGTTGTAAATTGTGCGGTGGAATTACATACTTTATGGAGTAAAATGGGGGCTAAAACCTCTACTTATACTCGTGAGGAACTTATTTTTTCTGCTTTAAATCATGACCTAGGTAAAATGGGTGATGAATATAATGAATCATACGTTCCTCAAACAGACCAATGGCGAAAGGATAAACTTGGAGAGGAATATACCTTTAACACCAAGCTACCTTTCGCCTCTGTTCCCGATAGATCATTATATCTCCTCCAGGCTAATGGAATTACATATACCTTTAATGAAATGGTAGCCATTCAGACCCATGATGGTTTATATGATGAGGGAAATAAAAAATATTTAGCAGCCTATTTACCCGAACAAAGACCTAGGACTTGTTTGCCCTTTATTATACATCAGGCTGACTTAATGGCCTCACGTATTGAGTTTGAACGTGAATGGCTTTCTAAATTAAATAGTGGTGAAGCTAAAAAAGGTAATTTTAGTACCTCTAAAGCCCCCGCAGATACAGATAAAAAACAACCTATTAAACAAAAAGCTTTAGCGAGTGTTAAAAGTGAAGGTTTAAAAGGATTAATGGACGACTTTTTCTCATAATATGATTCTAATCTTATTAAATATTGTAGTTATTATAGCTTGTGTATTTGTATATACAACTATTAATCTTTTAAGGAAAAATGAACAATTAGAAGATGCTGTTACCTCTCAACAACAATATGTTGATAAGTTAGATGAAACTATTACTTATTGTAGTGATCGCATTAAAGAAATAGATGAGAGAGGTACTTTTAGTTCCGATGATGAAATTGGATGGTTTTTTCAAGAAATTAAAGACATGTCTATTATGATAGAAAAGTTTAAAACAACCAAATGAAGAAGAAATCAACCCCCTATTTTACTAAAGAAACTGAAGCCGCTATTGTTGAATATAATAATTCTACGGACTTTGAGTACCGTTCAAAATTATATAACGATAAAATATATCGTTCATTTTTTAAGTTAACTGAAAACATTATTCATACCTTTAAGTTTTATCATACTGAGGTAGAAAATATTGAGGATTTACAACACGAGGTTATCATATTTTTAACCTCTAAAATCCACCTATTTAACCCAGAACGAGGAGCTAAAGCATATTCTTATTTTGGAACAATTGCTAAACGTTATCTTATATTTAATAATACTAAAAATTATAAGAAAAAAATTGAGCATTTAGATATAGATACATTTAAAAATGATGATGAAAGTCATTCAACCACTAATAATTCATTAATATATACCACTGAGGTATTTGAAGGTGAAGGTAATCACGGTGATAGACTTTCTAATTTTATGGATGAGTATTTGATATATTGTAATGAAAATTTATATGAATTATTTCCTAAAACAGAAGATGCGCAAGTTGCTGATGCTGTTTTAGAATTATTCCGTAAACGGGAAAATTTGAATATTTTTAATAAAAAAGCATTATATATCTATATTCGTGAAATGGTAGATATTAAAACATCCCATATTACTAAAGTTTCTAAGAAGTTACATTCTATATTTAAAGACGGATATACTTTTTATTTGGAAAACGGATACGTAAAATTTTAATTAATTTTATATTTATAACATATATTTATTATGTCTAATTTTGATATTAAAGTTTTTGGTAAAAAATCATTCTCTAATTTAATGGAGGAGATTTATAATAATTCCAAAAAGAAAGAACAACAAGTATCTGCTTTAATAGCTGAATTGAAACCTCTTATTAATGACATTGGCGATGC